GGCCACTGCTTCAGCACCCACGCGAGACCGAGCCCGTACAGAGCCGGCACGAGGGTGCGGATCGTGGACACGATGCGGTCGTTCATGGGGTGTTGCCTTCCTCGTCGGCGAGCAGCTTCTTCACGTCTGCTTCGACACGCGTCACGGCGTCCTTCACGGACGTGCCGTTGTTGAAATGGACCTCGTGGTGGATCTCGGCGATCTTCTTGTTCTGGTGCTCGAGCGTCTTGTCGGTGCGATCGATGAAGTCGGGGAGGCCCTGGACCGCGTCGACGACCCGGGCGAACGTGAGAATCGCCCGGGCCGTCCCCAGCAGCCAAGGCCACCCCTTCTTGCGCATGAACACGACGAAGCCGATGACCGCGGCGAGGCTGGCGGCCCAGCCGACGACCTGCCACAGCGACACCGACTCGGCCCACTCTTGGAAACCGGGTGGCAACATGAACCCTCCTCAGGGTCGAGGAGGATGGACTACAGCGCGGCCTTGATGTTCTCGCGTACGTCGTCGGGCAGCTGCGCGAGCGCGGCGCGGATGCCGTCGAAGTCGTCGACGAACCCCGCGTCGAGGAGCTCCGCGATCGTCGGCGCGTTCGCGGCGACCGCCTCCCCGATGATCCGCTCGAGCTCGACGGGGTCTATGCCCGTACCCCCGGCGAGCGCGGTGACGGCCGCCTGGAGCGCGATCACACGCGACGCGATGGACGGGGCGAACCCGTCGGCGCCGGTCGTCTGCTTGTCGATGTTCCGCGTCCGCGTGCGGAGCTCGCGCGAGATACCGAGGATCGTGTCGGGGCTGGCGAGCCCGTTCGGGGCCAGCCCGCCGAGCCCGAGCCCGGTCTTGATGACCTGCAGGTCTGCGCGGTCGGTGTCGCTGAACATGTCGTCCTCCTCGATGGGGTTGTAGCCTCCGCCGGCGGTGCCGCTGCCAGCGGTGAAGTAGTTCCAGGGGTTCCGTCGGACGCCGCTCGGGTCGATGCGGTGCCAGTGGAGGTGCTGCGCGACGGGTGAATACCCGGGCGCAACCGTGTTGCCCGTGTAGCCGATGAGCTCGCCCTGCTGGACGTCACGCCCGCCGGCGCCCTCGAAGGCGGACAGGTGCATGAACTGGTCACGCCACCCGCCCGCCTGATGGAGGGTCGCGGTGTGTCCACCTGAGCCGTTGTTGAACGCGAACTCGATGCGACCGGCCGCGGGTGCGTGCAGCGGCGTGCCCACGACCGCGACGCAGTCGACGCCGCCTGCAGACCCGCGGGCGATGTGCTCGGCCCACGAGACGTTCGGATCGCGGACGCCGTCAATCAGGATGACTCGCCAGCCGTCCACGTTCACGTAGCTCATGGTGGGACCTCCGAACTCGAATGCGTCGTCCCGGAAGACGTTCACGTCTGTCACGACACCGCCCCATGTGCGGGTGCCGTACTGGTGGCCGATGATGCGATCGGCCGGGATCGTCGGGATGATCGGGTACTGCCCGGGTGCGTATGACGGCGCGGCGATGATGAACATGCACCCTGTCGCGAGCAGCTGCGGCCACGGGTGCGCGCGCGCGTCCGACAGGTTCGTGTAGAACACCGTCTGCCGGCCCGGGATGTCGAGGGCCATCTTCTGGTGCGAGATGAACTCCGCCGCGCCTGCGTCGTCGAACCGGATCGCGCCGTCGAGGTTCTCGTTATCGAGGACGATGAAGCTCCGCAGCCGGTCCCAGCCGTGCAGGTTCGAGAGCATGAACTCGGACTGCTGCGTCGGCGTGTCGATCGTGTCCGCGTCGGACGGGTCGGAGTTCGGCACCCAGTAGTGGCCGACGTGCTCGTACCCGAGGGCCCATGCCGCGTTCACCTGCTGCTCGTAGTACGGCGCCTGGTATGTCGGGTCGACGTTGTCGCCGCCCATCTTCACGTAGACGTCGCGGAACCCGTCCGCGAGGGGCAGTGCGAGGTTCAGGTTCCGTTGAGGGCTCGCGGTGTCGATGACGTTGCGCATCAGGGACCTCCTACGCGGAACGCCACATGACGTCGATGTTGCCCTTCACGTCGAGCGCGACGCCGGTGTTGTGGGTGACGTACGGGGTGAGGGTCGCGCCCGGCTCGAGGACCGCGAACTTCGTGATGTGCAGGTGGGACTCCTCGACGAACCCGGACGGGTGAACGTCGGTCTCCGCGGCGCCGAGGATCGACACCCCGGTGCCTTCGATGCCGAGGTTCCGCTGCCCGGACGAGTTCGCCTCCCAGATGACGGTCTGGTTCAGGTCGTACACGCCGACGATCTGGAACGTGAGGACACCGTCCGTCATGGTGATCCCGCGGGCGGTGCCTGTCGTCGTCAACCACGGCTGCGCGGTCGACCCGGTGCCGACGGCGGAGTCGGCGCGGGAACCGAAGTAGTACGGCACCTTTCCCGCGAACGCGTACCACCCGCCGACCTCGTCGCAGACGTACAGCATGCCCACTTCGATGACGAACAGGACCCGGCCGGGCCACGCGCCGGCACCGACGGGGAGGTCGTCGATCGACTCGACTGCCTGCCCGTCCTGGATCGCCTGCTCCATGTCGTCGAGCGCTGCGTCGAGCATGTTCGACTGCATGTCGTACGCGATCTGGAACCCGGGCATCTGCGTGCCGGGCACGGCCCCGATGAGGGGGAGCCCGCGCGGCGTCGTGAAGTCGGGGAATACCATGCTCATCCTCCGGTCAGGGGGTGTAGACGTTCGTCTGGTAGTAGGCGTCCGTGAACGACGCGGTGAAGCCGTCCCAGTACACGGACGGGGTCGCGGTCGCACCCCAGCCCTTGACGTTCTTCACGAACCACGCCGCCTGGAACCCGGGCTCGATCGTCCACGCGTCGAGGTCACCCATCACGGGGGTGAGGGTGCCCTCGTAGAACAGCTTCGAGTCCTCGATGTGCACGACCGCGTCGAACGATCCGATGTTGTCGAGCTCGAACGTGTAGAACGGGCTCGTCGGACCTCGGACGTTGTCGGCCGCGGGAACGTAGATGGTGAACTCTTCGCCATCGAATGACGGGTTCACGTCGACGTACAGGTGGATCGGCGCCTGCGCACCGGCGAGGCCGTCGGTCGTGTCGCCGTAGTTCCCGACGTCGATCGGGAGCATGGTCAGCCCGCCGCCGTCGAACTCCACCGGCGGGAGCAGTGCCTTCGCCTGCTCCTCGTACACGGTGCCCGACCCGACCATGCCGGACACGTAGTAGGACGCGCCGGCAGGGTCGAGGGACACCCAGTATTCGGGCATGATGCCCTGCCACTCGTACGACCAGAACGGCTTCTTCAGCGCCCCCGGGCCGGTCCCTCGCAGGACGGCGCCCGTGAGTGCCGGCATCGGCACGTTCCCACCCTCGACGGTGACCTTCGTCCCGCGGGCGAGGTTGTTCGTCTGACGGTTCGTGGCCCGGCTCTGCTTCTCGAGCGCCGTGATCCGCGCCGTGTGGTCGTCGACGTCCTGGTCGTGTCGCTGGACTCGACGCTCGAGGTAGCGCGAGTGCGGGACACCCTCGCCGGGGCCTTGGATCGGTGGAACGTATCCGATGGGAACGGGCACGACGCCTCCTCTACTGGAACACGGCAGCGAGCAGCGCCCACGACGTGCCGACGCCCGCGCTCGACGACGCCGCGACACGAACCGTCGAGTTCGCCGACATGGTTTGCGACAGGAACCGGACGATCGAATTGGAACCGTTGAAGTCGGTAGTCCAACCCGAAGCGGGAAGCATGTTCGCGTGGGGGAACGTGAGAGTCGCCGCGCCGGGAGACGCAACACCGATCACGAACATGCCAGCCGTCGCCGAGTTGATGTCCGCAACGGAGATCTGCGTGTTCGTCGAGATGAACGAGTTGTCGATCTTGCCAGACCCGAACGCCGTCACCGCTGCCGCATCGGAGCGCCGCAGCACGTACACGACGTAGTCGGATGCCGGGCCGTTCGGGGTGATGGTGATCGACCCGCCGCCAGTGACACCGGTCATCGTCCAGATGTAGTGGTCCCGTGTGCCGGTGCCGGCTTGCAGGTTCGTCCACGTTCCCAGGCCGGACACACCCGGCGTGCCTGATGTGGTCGACTTCAGGAGCACGACGACGACCATGTCCGTAGACGCAAGCGACGTCGTGATCGTCGGCGTTCCGGTGCCCGACGCGGCAATGGACCCCGTCAGCACCTCGACAGCCGATACGGTCGGGCCACCAGGCGCAGCCGCCCGATAACCGGAGGCGATGACCCCTGCTCGACAGTGCATGCCTACTCCGATCAGGCCGTGTCGCCGCCGACGGCCCACTCGTTCGTCGCGATCTTCACGACCGTGACGAACGCGCCCGTCTGGCGCGAGGTGATGGTGCCGGAGGGGACCTTCGTCGCGCCGGAGCCGGCCGAGAATGTCGCCTGTCCAGCGCCGAGGATGAGGAAGTCGATGGACGCGCCGATCGGGAACGCGAGCGACGAGTTCTGCGGAAGGGTCACCGTGATGGACGCCGCGTTCGTGAGCGTCACGAGCTTCCCCTGATCACCCAGGACCGGGGTGTACGTCGTGCCCGTCTGCGCGTTGATCCCGACGTACGCTCCACGGACCGCCGCGAGCACGGCGGCGAGGTTCGCCGGGGTGATCGCGCGGACCGTGTCGGTGCCCGTAATCGCCTCGGCGTCAGTCGCCAGTTCGACGATGCCCTTCGCGGTCGCCGACGCGTCGGTCGCGGCGATCGTGATGCTGTCGCCGCCGTCGTTCACCGTGATGTCGATCGCGGCGCCCTCGGCGAGCGCGGCGCCGATGACGTCGCGGATGATCTCCGCGACCGACGTGTCGGCGAGCTTCGCCGCGAGCGACGCGGGCGTGACCGCGCGCGCCGTGTCGGTTCCGGTGATCGTCTCCGCGTCGGTCGCGAGCTCGACAATGCCCTTCGCAGTAGCCGACGCATCGACGACCGCGATCGTGATCGTGTCGCCCGCGTCGTTGACCGTGATGTCGACCCCGGAGCCCTCGACGAGGGCGGTTCCGATGGTGTCACGCACCGCCTCCGCGTCGAGCCCGCCACCGCCACCGGCCGCAGCGATCGTGATCGTGTCGCCCGCGTCGTCGACGGTGATCGTCACGTTCGTGCCCTCGAGGAGCGCGGCTGCGATCGTGTCGCGGATGAGCTCGGCCGCCGCCGACGTGTCGAGCTTGTTCCCGAGCTCGGTCTCCTGATCGTTGACGGCGTCGATGATCTCCGTCAGTGCCGCGTTGAGGGGCTCGTCCCAGTCGGACGAGCCCGCGGTCGGCAGAGTAGGGCTGATGGGCACGTCTAACCTCCATATACCGGCGGGCCGCCGTAGACGCCCGAACCATAGCCACCAGTCGGCGGCGTAACTTCACCAGGGATCGGGGTGAGGGGACGCAGGTCGAACTCGAGCACCGGCCGTCCGGCCCACAGCGCGTCCCACTCCTCGACGGTGTGCCCGGAGACGATCGCGTCGACGTCCTCGAACGTGAGGTCCGCCTCGGCTTCGTAGTCGACATCGATCGGGCCGTACGTTGCCGTACGCACCCGGTACACGTCGTAGTCCTCGAACATGCGGGCGCCGGGGATGTTCCCGAATTCCTGCCCGGCGGGCGTCAGGATGATGTCCGCGGACCCGGCGATGCGCTGCTGCACCCGACCGTGCCGGCGTGCGGTCGCACCCATCCGCAGGTGCGCGTGACCCCACGACGTCAGGTAGTAGTTGTCGATCTCCGCGCCGACTTCCTCGGCGTTCGTTGCCTGCTCGTTCACGGGGAGGGTGTACTTCCGCCGGTCGAGGCTCACACCGGTGCCGATGACCCGCAGCGTCGAATACTCCGAACCGGAGATCGCGACACCGACCATCCGGTACGGTGCGAGCATCCGGTTCTGCGACCCGACGACACGGACGTGCACGCTCCGGGTGTCCTGGTTGATCGTGACCGTGACCGACCCGCCGCCCGCCGTCCACGCCTCCGGGGAGACGGGCTCGTCGAACTGGTCGAGGATCGAGTACACGGACGCGGAACGCTCACCGTACGCCACCGACGCGACCGGGACCGGCTGCACGACGGACGACAGGGACGCGTCGACACGCACGTCGAACTCGATCAGCTCGCCGGCTTCGATGTTCGACTCCGGGATGTTCTGAGCGTTCCCGACGACGAGCGCGTCGGCGATCTCCGCGACGGGGTAGTACCACGCCTCGATCGTCCGCGCGATCCTCGACTCGTCGAGCGACCACGTGAACCGGGCCTCGTCGAACCGTGTCGCGGTGAACCCGCGCGGCGGGCGTGCGACGACCTCGTCCCCGACTGGGCTGATCTCGAAGTCGTACGCGGCGCCGAGGTCCTTCATCTGTTCCCAGACGTTGCCGTACCAGCCGGGGGCGATGATCGACGTGTCCGCGATCGCCGCGTCGACGACGAGCCCGGAGGTGACTCCGCACAGCGACGCCCAGTACTGCAGCAGCGTCTCGAGGGTGCCGACGTGCGGGAGCGCTGTCCGCTTGCACACGAACGACGCCGCCAGCCCGAACGCTTCGACCGTGACGTGCCGGCGATCACCGGACGGCGCCTTCGCGACAGCGTGCAGGGTGCCCCGCCGGGAGTGGGCGAGCTCGACCGACTTCCCGGTGAGTGCCTTCGCGGACGGTGTCGCTTCCATGTCGAGCGCGACCGTCCCCGACCCGCCGAACGTGTCCGACGGGTCGAGCGGGGTCGAGTCCTGCACTACCTGGATGACGTTCGCGTCCCAGACGCGTTCACCGCCGATGTCGACGAGCCAACCCATATCAGCCCACCTCTACGAGCTTCCCGGACACCTGCACGAACGAGTTGTCACCGTCGATCACGAACGGGACCACGTTGGGGCGTCCCTCGAACCGGCAGCCCGCGTGACCCTGACCGGAGATGAACCGACCCGTCGCGGGCGTCTGCCCGTCGGGGAGGATCTGCACGATCATGCCCACGATCGGGCAGTCGCCTGGGGTCGTCGTGTCGAGCGACAGTTCGAGCCCGGTGCCCTCGACCTCGGTGTTCACCCGGGTGGTCGTCGACACCGACAGGATCGTCGGATGCACGACGGTGCCGGCGGTCGCGCCGGTGAACGGGGTCACCTTGACGCGGTCCTGCGCGCCGGCATCGCCGTGCACACCCACCCAGGCGACATGCCCGGGCGGGATCGGCACGTACACCGGCCGCAGCACCGTGTCCGCCTCGAGCGTGTACGTCGCCTTCTCGACCGGGTACCCCTGCGACTGGTCGGTGTTCGCCGACAGCACCGGCCGGTCATCGCCGGCCAGCGGGATCGCGTCGTACCCGGCGAGCGAGGGCGTCGCCCACGCCTGCGGGAGCACGTTCTGGTCCGCCGCGACGGGGTCGATCCAGTACAGCAGGCCCGTCCCGTACACGCCCGAGGCGTAGTCCGTGATCTGCCGCACTCCCTCGCGGGAGAGGAACCCCCAGTCGAGGAAGAACTCCCCGTGCGCGTTCACCGATGCCGCGATCCCGCGGCGCCCGTTCTCGTACTGGGTGGAAGCCTCCCACCCGATCCGCGAGTAGTCGGACAGCACCCGAGGTGTGGCGACCTCCTGCATGAACGCGCGAGTACCGAACCACATCAGTAACGTCCCGTCCTAGAGTTCGACGTGTACGAGGACCCCAGCGCACTTTGCACGGGGTAGAGCGGGAACGTGATGCCGGCACGGCTGCCGTCGCGGATCTCGCGGAGCAGCTGGATACCGAGCGCGGGGAACCCCATGCCCGACCCCGACGGCTGCGTGATCCCACCGGCGGCCATCGGCATGACACCCATGCGCCGCATCGTTTCGAGCAGGATCGCCATGGAACGCGCGGACCCGTCGAGGGGGATGTACGACTCGGGGACGTCGCCGCGGTCACCCACAACCCGCCACGTGTTCGCGGGTACGACCTGAGCGACAGGAGCCATCGGGGTGAGGCCCCGCAGCCCGCCGCCGGCCATGAACTCGACCACGCCGCCCTCGGCGAAGTTCCGGCCGGGGGTTGCGTTGACGTTCACCGCGACGGTGGTCCCGTTCCAGTCTCGGAAGAACTGGTCCATGGTGGCGTTCGCCGGGCCGGGGTCCGCGATGATGACGACTGTCCCGTCCGGGAGGGTCGTGATCCGGTCGGCGAGGTTCTGCACCTTGCCCTGCTCCTCGGGAGCGTTCGACGAGTACGCCGTGGACGCTTCCTCGGGGGTCTTCAGGACGGTGTCGATGAGCGACTGTGCCTGCTCCTCCGTGAGGCCCATCTGTTCGAGCTGGTCGACGAGCGCGTCGCGGGCGGTGTTGTACCGCTCGGTGAGGGCTTCCTGCGCCTCGCCACTCGCTTCGGCTGCGGTGACCTCGTCCGACATCGCCGCAACCGCGGCGCGGATCTGGTCCTCGAGCTGGCTCCCCGACTCGGACGCGTTGAGGTTCGCCAGGTCGATGCCTTCGAGCGACGACGTCGACCCGTCAGCGGCGACACCGACAGCGTCGATCGACTTCGCGAGCTTCAGCGACGCGTCATTGAGGAACCCCATTGCGACGGCGCCGTCCCCGAAGTCGTTGAGGCGCTTGCGTGCGTCGTCGATCCCGGGGAGGAGGTTGTCGCGGATGCGGTCAGCGGCGTCCGACGTGGTCTCGTCGAAGCCGCGCATGCTCTCGACAAAGGCGTCGAGGTCCGAGGTGTCCGCGAACGGGTTCGCGAGCTTGATCAGGCTGCCGATACCCTCCGCGATGTCCGCGAGCGGGCCGGAGACGAACTCACCGAACGCCTCCGTACCATCGGCCGCGGCGACGACCATCGACTCGCCGAAGTCCAGCGCACCATTCGCGAGGTCGAGGAGGAACTGCGTCAGCGGCCCCCGGTTCTCCGACACCCACTCAGCGAAGTCACCCAGCGGCTCCGAGAACGCCGCCGCCAGGGCACCCTTGATGCCGTCCGTCGCGACCTCGATGTTCCGCTGCGCCTGCTCGAGCTTCGTCGCGTCGTTGTCCGCGAGGGTCTCGAACATCGCCCGCGCGGCGCCCTCGACGCCATTCAGCTGCTCGACGGCGTTCGTCAGGTCCAGCGCGAAGAGCGCGTCACCGAGGTCCTCCGCCTGCGTGCCGAACAGGGCGACCGCGGCAGCGTTCCGTGCGACAGGGTCCTCGATGGCGCGGAGCCCGTCGAGAACCTGATCGAGGCCCTCACGAGCGCCCTCACCGCCGGCGGCGATCTTCGCCGTCATCTCCTCGGCAGACAGTCCGATGAGCTCGAACCCCTGCGCGGACAGTTCGGAGCCGTCCGTCGCGCGGATCTGGAACTCCTTCAGCGCGTCCGCCGCGATGTCACTGTTCCGTGCACCGGCCTGCAGCCCTTGGTTGATGAGGCCGAGCGCCTCGGGACCGGACAGGCCGAGCCGGCGGAACAGGGCCGGGTACTCGGTGAGGGTGTCGAGCATGTCGTCCATGCGGTTGACGCCCTCGCGGGCACCGGTGGCGATGACGTCGAACGCCTCGTCCGCCGAGCCCACGACACCGGAACTCAGGAGCGTGGTCACTGCGGCAGCGACCGGGCGGACATCCTCACCGAGGACGTCGGCGATGCCTGCGAGGGACTCGACCACGCGCTGCGCGTTCCTGGTCGTGTCCTCCGGGTTGATGAGGTTGAACTGCAGCGCCAGTCGGGCGGTGTCCATGTTCTGCTCGATGGACTCGCCAAACGTGTTCGCGTACGCCTCGCCGGCGGCGCGGCCGAGACGGAGGGCGTCCTGCTCGCTGATGCCCGTGAGGCCCTGCAGACGGTCGAATCCGGCCTCCTGCTGCAGGCCGTCGTTGAACGCGTCGAGGAGGGAGTCCGCAGCGGCCTTCCCGATGCCGACCACGGCGCCCGCGATCGGGATCGACACTGCGTCCTCGCCGGCGTCTCCTGACGCCTCGGCGAGCTCGTCGAGGGAGTCCTGCGCGGGCTTCGTGTCCGCGTCGACCTCGATCATCGTTCGCGCCGACCGGAGCCCGTTCAGGTTCCGTTCGATCTTCGACAGCGCCGCCTCAGCGCGCCGGGTGTCGGCGGTGACGTCGAGACCACCGAGCGCGCGCACCTCGAGGTCCTGGAGGCGCTGCTTCGCCCGCTCGAGCCCAGCCTCGGCGCGGGTGATGTCGACATCGAGCTTGACGGCGGTGTCCGCCGAGACGAGCCGCTTCGCCGCCTTCTCGACCCGGTCCATGCCCGCAAGAGCATTCTTCGGGTCGGCGGTGACCTTCGCCTCGATCGGGTTCTTCTCGATCCGATCACCGGTCGCCTTGACCTGCTTCTCGGCCTTCTCGACGTCGGTCGTGTTGGCGGTGAAGAGGACCTCGAGCTCGGCGGCGCGGAGAGCGGCCATGCGTCACCTCCGGGTGAGGACGGCGCGAAGCCGCGTGTCCGAGTCGATCAGGGAGAAGATCACCGCCCGCACCCCGGGCCAGGGCCGCGCGAGCACCGCGGGGTCGTACATGTCGATGCCACGCTCGGCGAGCTCGGCGACGACGAGCCGCCAGTGCGTGACGATCGCGAGGAGCGACCCGTCGACGTCAGCCGACGGCGCCTTCCCCGCGGGTGCCGCTGGCGCTTCGGGCTTCAGTTCGGCCGGCACCGGTCGATAGTCCGGGTACCAGCCGTCCGCGTCGGGGGTTCCTATGCCGTACGGCGCCCAGTCCTCCGCGGTGACGAGCCTTTTGGGGCCGCATCACTCCCGGCCGCTTCGACGTCGCGGGGGAGCCACAGCAGCTTCGCGAGGGTGTCGGCGTACTCCCGGCCGCGCGCCCAGTAGAAAACGGCGTAGTACGCCATCCGGTCGATGGTCCGCTCGGGAACGCCGTCCGCGACCATGGCGGCGTACGCGTCGCCGAGCGCGGGGTGTTCGCCGGGCTGGATGGAGTCGAGGATCGCCTGCACCTCGGCGGGCACCTCGCCCTTCACCAGGCCGAGGTTCACCTCGCCGCGCACAGCAGCCGCGAGGATGTGCTTCGCCGCCTCGACGCTCGGGGGCCGCACCGTGTAGGTACGGTCCCCGAGCGTGAGGGTGAGGTCAGGCGCCACCCACTCCGAGAAGTCGACAGCGCCCATCGACTACGCCGCCCGCGTGTACGAGAACGCGGGGGACGCGCCCTCGGGCGTGGTCAGGACGACGTTGATCGCGCCGGCGCCGTCGGACGGCAGGACCGCAACGACGGTCGTCGCCGAGAGCACGACGTACGAGTCCGCGGCGATCGAGTCGAACGTGAGCGCGGTCGCACCGAGCAGGTTCGTGCCGGTGATGACGACCTGGTCGCCGGTGCCGGCACCCGAGGGGCTGATCGACGAGATCGCCGGGTCGGCGACCTCCCAGCCCGCGAACGGGTTCGTGATCTCCGTGTACGGGCCCTTACCGGTGAGGGTGATCGACAGGACCTCGATCTCGCCGTTCGGGCCGGTGTTCTGACGCGAGAACGCGACGGTCGCGAAGCCCTGCCCGGCGTCGTCCGGGTTCGGCTCGCCCGACTCGGGCTTGTGGTACCAGCGCACCTCGACGACAGCCGCCGAGCCCTTCGCGGTCGGCTTCGTGCGCGCGAGGAACGCCTCGATCTCGGGCAGGTACGCACCCGTGGAGATGGAGCGGTTCACCTGCACGTTGAACGCGAGGTTCCACGACCAGCCGGTGACGTCCTGGTTCTGCGCGCCGAGGTCGTCGTACGTCTGCGCGTCCTGCGTCGTCGGGGTCGGGGTGGGCTGAAAGCCGCTGATGCGCCGGACGGGCTGCCAGCTGGGCGATCCGGTGGTGCCGAGGTTGACGTCGATGCCGTACTCGAAGCTCTTGCCGAGCGTCGAGCCAACCGGCAGGGGTACTGCTTCGCTCATGAGAGAGCCTCCTGGTTGTCGAGGATGATCAGATAGTTCTCGGTGCGCTCTTCGCGACCGTTCTCGTCGGCACCCGCAGGAGCCATGGACAGACGGCTCACGCCGCTGATCCCTCCCACGCGGGAGAGCCTTGGGAGCACGTCCAACGCCTGCCCCGCGAGCTCGTCGGCTCCGTCCGGGCGGCGTTTCGCACCACGCAGCCGCAGTTGCACGCGGCGCCAGTGGGTGTGCTCGATGTCGTTGTCGGTGGCGGCGTACACGCGCACGCCGCACGCCTTGTCGGGGCTCGGGCCGATCGCGCCGTAGAACACGCCAACGACGCCGGCCGAGTAGTTGCCGGTTTCAGCCCACGACCACCCGTCGATGTCGCCGAGGGCGGCGCAGATGTACTTCGTCAGGGTCACGTCATCCAAGAGCGGCCCTCACCTTCTCCGCGACGACAGTCCCGATGTTGACCTGGTCGGCTGCGGCTTCGAGGAACTTCGCCTGCCCGCCGTCCTCGTGCTGCCAGTCGAGGTTCTCGTGCTGCAGGCGGGCGTGAAACGCGGTGTACGACACCTGAACGGTGAGGTCGTCCACGATCACCCGGCCCGACTCGACGAGGTCCTCGTCGTCCTTCGGAGCGAGCTCGTTCGACAGCTTCAGGACCGCTTTTCCTGCCTCTCGGAGGCCGTCCTGCGCGGCCTTCTCGACCGTTGACAGGATCGGGGTGAGCATCCGCATCAGGACCCCCTCAGGCGAGGTACAGCGTCTGGAATGACGGCAGCGTGGCGTGATGGTTCCGGCTGGCGCCGACCACGACCGCCTCTCGTGCGCCCGGAGACCCGTTCCACACGGTGACGAGCGACCCGATCGGGATGTCCTCGTCGAAGTTGACGGTGACCTCACCGGTGGAGACGACTTCGGACCCGTCAGCGGCACGGATGAGCTTCTGATCGTCCCGCGCGAACGCCGCAACGTCCCGCGCATCGGCGTATGCGGGCCCCATGCCGCCGCTCGACTGCAGGTCGCGGACGACGATCGTGTGCGGGGTGAACCGTTCCGGGAGTGCCGTGGTCACGACTCCTCCGAAACCGGGGTGAGATCGACGATTCCGGCGCGCTGCCGGCCGCGGCCGAGCAGTTTCCGGTCGGATTTCGACAGGTAGAGGTCCCCGGTCGGGTTCGCGAACTGCTGGCTGGTGGAGAACGGGCCCATCGTCTCCTGCTGGGACGTGACGCCGATTCCGCCGGCCGACATGGCCCGTTTCACCATGTCGCACGACACGATGAGGCGTGCCGCGAGCTCCTGTTCGGTGGCGGGGTCGGATGTTGCGACTGTCGCGTCGATCCTGACTGCCGCGTCGTCGAGCAGGACGCCGGCCCGCGCCTGCTCTTCGGTGGAGAGGGGCCGCCAACGGGCCACGAGGTCATCGACCGTTGCATATGCCGCCATGACGGCCCCTCTCTCCTACTTGGACGCCTTCGCGCCCTTGGCCCGCTTCGTGCGCGGGTCGGTGTCGTGCAACTCGTGGCCTTCGGCCTCGAGTTGACGGGCGAGGTCCTCGTCAGCGACCTCGAACACGTTGCCGTTCGTGGCGGACGTGACCCAGGGCATCAGGCCGAGACGTACGTCTGGACGGCGGTGGCGCGGAGCACCTTGCCGCCGTAGACGTGGAGGCCGTCGATCTGGTCGCCGAACGCGTCGAGCGCCGGGTTCGCGCGCTGCTGGACGAGCTGCTCGGCGAAGCCGAACGCGCGACCCCAGTAGCCGATGAAGACCGGCTTCGAGGAGTTCGCGAGCGACGCCGACGGGGTCTCGATGACGGTGAAGCCGCGGTACGAGCCGATGACGCCGTTGCGGAGCGTGTCGTCCGAACCGGCCTCGTTCGCCTTGAACAGCGAACCGGACGCGTTCATCAGGTACGCCGCCGCCTCCGGGTTCACCGCGAGGAAGCGGTTCGCCGACGGGACCTTCGCCTTCACGAGCGCGGTACGGATCGCGACGACGGCCGAGTCCGCGAGGGCGTTCGTGGTGACGGCGGTCGTGCCGGCCGAGGTGCCACCGGAGAGCATCGTGGTGAGCACGAAGTCCTCGGCGGTGTCCGCGAGCGCCGCACCGGCGTCGCTCTGCACGGCATCGAACGAGCCGGCGGCCTGCACCTTGTCGACGTCGTCGACGAGGTACGCGTAGTACCGCTTCTGGTCGATGGCGAGCGACTGGGTGGAGTCGGTGAGCGCCTGGCGGGTGATCGACCCGGCGTAGGTGCCGATCGTCGGCTGGGTGAAGCCGGTGATCTTGACCGTCTCACCGCCGTTGACGATGTCGCCCTCGTAGTCGTGGTTCAGGGTGGGGATGACGAACGTGTTCTGGTGCAGGTTCTCGAGGAGAGACGCGTGCCAGATCGTCGGCTTGTAGTTGGAGATAGCCATGAGTGGCCCTTTCTAGATCAGGAGATCCCGAGGAGCTTGTTCAGCCGGCCGGCCTTGCGTGCCGCGTTGATCTGCTCCGGCGACATCTGCGCGATGTCGTTGTCCGTGAGCTGCGATGCGGGGCCGCCGCCGGGTGTTGCTCCCTCGGAGGGGACGATGTACGGAGCCGGGGTCGGCTCCTTCGAGATGAGCGGCTTCAGGGCCTCGGCGTGCGCCTGGAGGTCCTCGAGCGTGGTTCCTGCGAGCACGCCGACGGGTACGCCGGTCTCCTCGGAGACCTGCGCCTTCCATTCGGCGAGTTGCTGTCGCGCTTCGTACTCCTTGACCTTCGCCTCGGCAGCGGCCAGCCGCTCGGCGGCCTTCTCGGCGTCCGATTTGCTGGCCTCTTCGATCTCGGCGCGATCAAGGCCGAAG